TAAAACTTTCTTCACAGTCAATGGCTATCAGATGCGAATTGAATCGGTTGAAAAAGCCGAAGATAGTTTTGCTCCTCCTCAATCAGTAAGAGATGCGGCGCAAAGAGCAATCGAATGGATTGACGGCGGACTTGCTGGTGATGGATTTACAAGAGTTGGAAGAACAAGAGCGGGTCAATTAGCCCGAGGCGAAAGTGTTTCTATTGAAACATTGAAGCGAATGAAATCTTTCTTCTCTCGACATCAAGGAGATAAAACAGCACTTGGCTTTACCCGTGGAGAAAAAGGTTTTCCTAGCGGTGGTCGAGTTGCTTGGGATGCTTGGGGCGGAGATGCTGGATTCGCTTGGGCAGAATCAATGGTGGAGCGCTATGAAAACGAAGTTGAAAAACACGGAGACCACGACCAAGCCGAACATGGAAGTTGGGCTACTGGCGGTGGCGGTGGAGAAGATAAGGGCTCGACTGGTCGCCCCGCTATGGCAAGTGATGTCAAGCCAACAGCAGAGCGAAGCCCTGCCGCGGTCAAACAAGCCGAAAGACTTAGAAGAGATGCTGAAGCAGTAGAGCCTGTAATTACATCTTTGATGGAAGGCATTGCTAAAACTATTGATGCTGATTTTGCTGAACTAGATGGCAAGAGTTCTCTTGAACAAAGATTAAAGTCCACAGATTCTCTTGCTCGAAAGATTGACCAAGATGCTGAAAAAGACCATGGTGGAGATAGAGAGAAAGCGGCAAACGCAATTTCCGATGCTGTTCGCTACACACTTAATGTTGATGAGAATAATTACACAGATGGCGTAGAGAGAACAATTAAGTCAGTTGAAGAAACTGGTTGGAAAGTTGAATCGGTTAAAAACTTTTGGCAAGCGGGTGACCCTTATGACGGCACCAATATCAAACTTAGCAAGGATGGGGTCAAGGTTGAACTACAACTCCACACCCCAAACTCTCATAGAGTTAAAGAAGTAGATTTACATGATGACTATGAAACATATCGAGTTTCTAAAGACAACACCGAGCGTCAAGCCCTGTGGGACAGAATGGTCGATAAGGCTAAGGCAATCCCTCGCCCTGCCAACATGGGCAAACTTTTGACCCTTGGAACGCTCGTAGTTCAAACTTATGAGACCGCTCAACAGGCTGGATTGACTAAATCAACTGGGGTTGATATTATGTGGACAATAACGAGAGGAGGTATAGCCGTATGCGGTATTTCGCAAAACTAGGCGCCAATAACGAAGCGATAAACATTTATCGTTTTGAGCGCGGAGAAACAGCCATGGTCGAGGACAGATGGGATATTCGTACAAAGAGTTGGGTAGATAATCCCGACGCAGATGTTGTGCGCTATTTGACTCAAGGCGAAGGTGAATTCCAAGAAGTTACCGAAGAGGTAGCCCGAAAGATTTTCCCTGATGTCTTTACTGAGAGCGCAACAAAGGCTCTAGGTAAGTTTGACTTACAAAAAGCCGAAGGCGAAAAGCGTTACACGCTTGGAGCAATGTATATCCCTGATATGGAAGATGCCCATGGAGAGTGGACAGATTCAGATGAACTACAAAGAGCGGTTTGGGATTATGTAAGAAGCAATGACCGTCGTATCCGTTTACAGCATAATCGTGATGTAGTTGCTGGAGAATGGGTTGAGGTTATGGCGTTTCCATATTCATTGACCGTTCCTATCAAAACTTCTGAAGGCGAAGATTTAGAACACACCTACCCACCTAACACAGTTTTCCTCGGTGTGATTTGGGAGCCTTGGGCTTGGGAAATGGTTACGGAAGGAAAGATTCGTGGCTATTCAATCGGCGGAAAAGCAGAGCGTTTATTCGTTGATATAGACTTAGAAAAGAACGACCCAACGGTGTCGGATGTACATATTGATACAATAATGTCACCATCAAAGAAAAAACCCAAGAAGGAAGAGACTGTATGAAAAAAGATTCACGAATGTTAGCGGAACTTCGTAAGGGACCTTTGGCTGGTATGGACGAAGATGAATTTAAGATGATTGAAGAAGATGTTAGAAAGTTTGGCTTCAAGGGTCTTAGCGGATACGCAAAGTCAATGGTTATGGAAGCAATGCGCCGTATGGGTAAGTCCATCAATGAGGCTGTTGCTGTAAAAAAAAAAATAGTATTAAGTAAGGCTGTATCAGTCGGCGATAAAGTTTCATGGAACGCTTCAGGCGGTAGTGCTGAAGGTAGAGTTTTAAGAATTGAACGCTCGGGCAAAATCAATGTTCCTGATTCATCATTTGAAATTGAGGGAACAGAAGATGACCCTGCGGCGTTAATTGTTTTATACCGAGATGGCAAACCAACTGATACTAAAGTTGGACATAAGGTCTCCACTCTAAAAAAAAAATTAGATATTGAGAAGCACGGCGACCATGACCAATCTAGTCATGGGGGCGAGGGAGATGATTCTGAAGGCGAAGATTCTTCAGAGCCTAAAAATTCAAAACCTAATTTTGTTCCGTACAAAGATGACTCCGAAGGTGAGTTTGAAGATTTAGATTATGATGACCCAAAGTGGATGGATACCATGGATTACCCTAGAAAGAAGAAATAATGTTTAGCATCATTGACGACACAATGAACATTCTGAAGTCAATGAATCTTGATGCTCAAAGAGTTTCAACCCCGCCTGGGTATGCTGGAATCCAAGTAAATCTGCCCAACGATGCCCAAGCCTTTTTTGTATGGACAAAGATAGACCAAACTGATTACCACTTTAGATTGGCTCGTTTTTGGGCTAACGAAAACCCTTTCTCGATGTGGGTATCGCCAAATTTGATTGAAGCCTTGGCTAAGACAAGGGTTATGGCTAACCAATAAAAGGCTCGAATTACACTTATGGTATTCTTCATCTGTCAAGACCCGAGGTTAGTTTTATTAGCCCTATGCTAAAAAAACTTACCTCTAGTTTGTTAGGAGCATAAATTGGCAAAACCCCGTACCCGCAAAATGGTGAATCTTGCCATTGAGGAAACGAGTGGCGTAGACCATCCAGCGCACTTACATGAAGGTTGGCTTGTAATGAAGTCAGCATCCGAATCTGAAGTTCAGAGGGTTCTCGACAAATCGCTGACCAAGGAGGACTCCACCATGGAGGATATGAAAACTACCGAGGCAACTGAAGATAAGGTTGAAAAAACCGTTGAGGAAGAATTAGCGATGGCGCAAGCCCGTATCGCTGAACTCGAAGCCAAACTCGCCGAGAAGGAACAAAAGCCTGAAATGGAAGTTGAAATGGCGATGGGTCAAGATTCAATGGAACCTAAGAAAGAGGAAGAGGAATATCTAAAGTCCGCTCCTACTTCAGTTGTTAAAATGATTACAGACTTAAAAAAGCAAGCAGATGAGGCAACCGCTGAACTTCGTAAAGAGCGCATTGCCCGTGCTGATGCTCAATCAGTAGAAAAGGCAAAGGGTTGGGCTAACCTCAACATCAATGCTGAAAAAGTTGGACCAGCGCTCCGTCGCTTGTCTGAAACAGATTCAGAACTAGCAAAGAGCGTTGAAGAAATTCTTTCTTCCGTAAATGCTCAGGCTGAATCAGCATCAATTTTTGCGGAAATCGGCAAGTCCGCGGACTTCAAATCAGGTAATGCTTATGAGCGTATGACTACGCTTGCTAAGTCTGCCGTTGATGAGGGTGTAGCAAAGTCTTTCGCTCAAGCGTTGGCTGATGTTGCGTCAAAAAACCCTGACCTTTACAGCCAATACCTATCCGAGAAGGGTGCCTAACCATGGCGTATGAAATCAGTAATTACTCGGTAAAGGTCACCCTCGTAGCAGGTGCCGACCTTTCCACAAAGCAATACACATTCGTTAAGTTGGATTCATCAGGACAGGCAGTAGCGGCAGCAGCCGCAACTGACATTCCTGTTGGAGTTCTTCAGAACGCACCAACTTCAGGACAAGAAGCAGAAGTGCTTGTTGTCGGAGGTACAAAGATTGTCGCTGGTGCGGCAATCGGAGAAGGCGCACAGATTGGTACATCTTCAGCAGGTAAAGCAGTTGCTTTAGTTGCTGGTACAGATACAACCAAGTATGTCGTCGGAACACTAATTACCGAATCTGCGGCTGATGCGAACATCGTCACCGCCGTAATCAACTGTGCGAACCCGCACCGTGCGGCGTAAGGGGGATAACTAAAAATGCCACAGCCAAATATCAATTCCGTCCATGTGGACGCGATTCTCACAAACATCTCGGTTGCTTATTTACAGAACCAAGATAACTTTATCGCAGACAAGGTATTCCCAGTAATCCCTGTCGATAAGAAGAGCGATAAATACTTTACTTACACCAAGAACGATTGGTTCCGCGATGAGGCTCAACGCCGTGCGCCTGGAACTGAATCTGCTGGTGGCGGTTACAATCTTTCAACAGGAACATATTCAGCAGATGTGTGGGCTTTCCACAAAGATGTTGATGACCAAACTGTTGCTAACGCAGACGCTCCTCTAAACCCTCTTCGTGAGGCAACAGAGTTCGTTACTCGCCGTTTAATGCTTCGTCGTGAACTACAATGGGTATCCGATTTCTTCGGAACTGGTGTAT